GCCAGTATCAAAGTCCCCTTCCATCTTAGTAGTAAGAGGAGCTCTGTCAAAGTGTTTCATCCCATTAGGGACATCTGTAATGATGTACCAAGAGTCTGTATCTGTTAGGTAGTTATTCACTCTATAACCTTGAGGAATCATACCCATAGATTTAACTGCATTGATATCATTGTCAGCCGTTCCAACTCTACCTTGAGATTTCATCAATCTCTCAGCAGTGAACTGATTAGCAGATGGGACAATCATCTTCACACCTTTAGCAGCAATTTTTAAACCTCTTTCATCTGTCATTGCAGCGATATCAATTAACGCTTGCTCTAACGATGTTTCGTTTAAATCTGCTTGCGTAGTAAGAGTATTTGAAAATACTCCTGCTAGCGTTGGGTGTGCAGTACTAAATAATGAAACATTATCGCCTGAATCATAGTTATCCGTTGTCGGTAACCCTTGAATCAGAGGAAATACTGCTTTCACTTGTTTAGTGTTTGCCATCGATCTTGCCAATGCTTTTGTGTAACGAGAAGAAAGTTTGTCGTACAGGTTATCTTCAATAGCTTCCTCAGTGATTGCAAAAGCGAGAGCAATTGTCTCGTTAGTGTATCTTGCTGTGAAAGTTTCTTGCGCTTGGTCAAAAGCAACTCCAGATCCTTCTGGTTTTACTAATGCGTTAGCGAAACCTGACAACATAACTTCTTCTTCAAAAGCTCTGTCAGATGACTCAGTCGTATAGATCTCCGCCGACTGATTTTCGTATTGTTTGTACTCCAGGCCAAATAGTGCATTTAAACCTGGTTCTAGTTCTTTAACTAGCTGATTACGTGATATTGCCATGTTTTATGCTCCTATTATATTCCAACTGCGTTCGGCGCTAGAATGTGACTACAAATCATTACTCTCCATACACTTCCGTCTACGGATGTATCCTGATTCAGAGTATCTCTAGTTATTCCCAGTAACTTCACCTGATTTACGATAGCGCCTGTGACAGTGCCGAATGTGAAACCCGAAATATAATTCGGTGCTCCAGAACCTGCATTGTCTACAAGTGGTGCAGTTCCTCCTGCATCAGCTTGTGTAGTGCTCGTTAGGTTAGTACGCATTTCAAACATGGTATACGGATTGTCATTGACAAGAGCAATCATGTCTGTTGCGGTGTTACTAGGTGCCCAGTTGGACCATGTTGGCTTACTTGTAGTGGGATCAGTATAAAACGTTCCGTTTATTGAACCTAATTGATTGATAACTCCTGCTCCTGCAGTTGCTACTGTTACGTAGCCTGATGCAGCAAGCAATACCATATCATGGTGGTCGATTGCTGTTGTTGATGCAGCTTTCTTCCATTCACCTAAACCGGCGTTATTGTCATTCTGACCCACTTTTCTGAGAGGTCTCAAACCGAAACCTGTCGTACTTTGATTAGCCATAGTTTTCTCCAAATGTAGACCATTATTCATAGTCTACGGTTAATAAAAATCGTTGGTCCTAGAAATTGTTAAAAATTAACGTTTCCTGTTACCACCGAAGGTTGTACGAGACTGTCGATCGATGTCGATCGGCATACTCTTATGCTGTTCCTTCATTAAATCGTTGTCTACTGCATCCATCTGATCTTGTCCTAATTTGGAAAAGTATTCAGATCTTTGCTTCGCGATCTCTTCTGGTACCCTTGTCAGCACAAGGCCTCCGTGCCCGATCACCCCTGCGTATCTACCGTCTGGTATTGCTGGGTATTCATCTTCTGGAAATTCATCGGCTCTTACTAACTCATATCCGGACCTTAAGCGTCCTTGTATGTTTTTCGTGTCGAGAAATCCCATGATTTCTACCCTAACCCATCTGTGTCTGAATCCAGTTGGCGCGTTGGGCGTATCTAAGTACGATGGTGGAGTCCAAACTTTCTTACGTAAAGTTTTAGCTCTTGTTTGGCTCGCACGGGAAGTAGTTTTTGTTTCTTTTGTCATATGCTTATTCTCCCTCCGTGAGTCTTAATTGTCTTGCATACTCTTCTAGTGGCACACGCAATTTTTTAGCGATTGCTACTTGTGAAGGTGTGAGTTTCACACTTTTGCGACCAGTCTTTGTACTACGCGTTGCAGAAGCAACGTTTTGTGTAGGTCTACTGACCGTTTTTTCTACAGTATTACCAAATTTCTGAGGGAATTCAAG